TTCTTTATTGAGATTAACTCCTCACCTGGTACTGAAGGTGTGGAAGATGCAACAAAAAGAAATGTATCGAAAGAAATTATAGAGTATTTTGAAGATAGAGATAATTGGGTTTATGTTCCTACTGAGTGTGGATTTAAAGAAATTATAAAATTAGGTGGCCTTGAATTAGTTGCTAAATTTGATACAGGCAATAGTGGTCAAAATGTGATACATGGAAAAGATATTAAAGTAGAAGGTAAAAAAGTTAGTTGGAAATTATTAGATAAAAGATATTCTGCTAACTTAGTTAGAATGGACAATATTAAAGTAGGAGGTCTTAGAGATTATGACGAAGATCGCCCACTAATAAAATTAGATGTTGAATTTGCAGGCACCATCTATAAAGATGTTCTCTTTACAATAGATGATAGAGAAGATCGAACTCCTATCTTATTAGATAGGAAATTTATGAAACGATTAAATGTTATGGTTAATCCTGCTCAAAAGTATTTATTAACCACACCATTTGATATTGATATAAGGAAAGCATAATGGCTAAAAGTGAAGTGAAAGTCCTACGACTAAAGGTAGGTGATTTTATTATTGCTAAAGTAAGTGAGTTGAAAGACAAATATACTATGCAGAAACCTATGGCATTAGGTTTTGTAGGTAATGGTGAGAGTGGTGCAGGTACTCTACAATTCGCACCTTGGTTCCCGTTTACAGACTCAAAAGAAATCAATATAAGAAAAGATGATGTTCTTTTAATGGAAGATCCTGGTCTTGATTTATTAAATCACTATAACAAAAACTTCGGTAGTGGATTGATACAAACACCTAAAGGTTTAATTACTGAGTGATCGAAGAATTAGCAAATGGCAACGCAGCCTTTGTTGATGTTAAAGTAAAAGAGTTAGACGATAATCAATTAAAAGATTTAGGCCATCTTTTACTACACTACGGGTGTATCGTTTTAAAACAACAAGACTTAGAAGTAAAAGATTTTTCAAAACTAGTAAATGCTTTTGGGCATAATCAATTTAAATTAATTAGAGATAATTTTATTTGGTCACAAGGTTGGATGTATGGCGATCCTTTATATTCAGATAATAAAGAGGATGTTATTAGACGAGCAAAAGAATTATATTTTTCAAGAAATACAAGTGTAGAAAGTGTAAAACACGAAGGCATATCTTACGGCCGAGGCCAACAGTATCATAATGAAAATGATATAGATTATCTAAATCCTATGGGATGGTTTGATCCTAATTTTCCTTGGATTCAAGAAGTAAGTGCTAGACCTAAAGGACTATTTGGATCTAAAGATTTAGTTTTTCATACTAACCTAACTAATCATTTCACACATCAATATGGTAATCTAGTATCTTTATACGGTTTACAACATACAGCAGGAAGTATAACTCCTGTATCAAATATAGCAAGAGCATTTTCAGATTTTACCGAAGAACAAAAAAATAAATCTAGATCATTAAATGCAAAAATAGGTAGGAGGTTAACTCTATCTTATGATAATCCTGATGATGTTGTATTAGAGTATCTTCAAATGAGTGCAGGTCAATTAGATAAGTCTAAGTATGAGGAAGTAAATACTGTTATAAATCTTTATCCAGAAAATTCACCAAGCAACAGCACTAGAAGAATTATTAAAACAAAAGAATTAGGTAGACTGATACCACAGAGCGATGGTATTAATATACCATTTGTGTTTAAATGTCCTACTGAGACTAAATGGGGCAACGAAACTTTTAATTCAATGGCTGTAGTTGAAGATATGATTGATGATCCACAATTTTCTATGGAGATATTTGATAATTATATTGATAATAATAAGTATAGATATGATCACGAATGGGAAGATGGTGATGTTTTAATATTTGACCAACTTCTAACTATTCACGCCAGAAATAATGCTAATACCTTAAACCCAAAGAAAAGAGTTTTATGGAGAAGTTGTCAGAATCATTCTAAGTTAGGTGTGCCATTATGGCTAGATATTAATAAACCATTACCAAGTGAGAGAATAGATAGATCAGACATTATGAGTTTTATGAGACATTTTACACATTTACCTGATAAACAGCTTGACTAACCAATTAAAATTTGTTATAATAAAATTATGAAGTTCTACACATCCGTTATACCACACCGTGGTCGTCTTTTGGTTCGTGCCATAGTTAACGGTAAAAGAATTCAAAAAAGAATTAATTATAAACCATCTCTATTCATTCCAGTAAAAAAAGAAACTAAGTATAAAACTCTTGACGGCAGGCCGTGTGAGAGAATACATTTTGATAGCACTTATGAGCAAAGAGAATGGTTAAAACAATATGATGGTGTGACCGGGTTTGAATACTTTGGTAACACTAGACACCAACACGCTTTCATATCAGACGAGTTTAAAGGTAATATAGATTGGGATATATCTAAACTCAATATGATTACGATTGATATTGAGACTGCTTGTGAGAATGGTTTTCCTGATCCTAAAACTGCCATCGAACCTTTATTATGTATTACTGTAAAATCTCATTCAACAAAAGATATTATTGTATTCGGTATCGGCGAATATAAAAATGATAATGAAAAGGTAACATATCTAAACTTTACGACTGAACAGGAATTGTTAGAAGCATTTATTAAATTCTGGCAAGAATATGATCCTGATATTATCACAGGTTGGAACTGTAAGTTTTTTGATATGACTTATTTAATAAATCGTATTAATTATTTAATGGGTGAAGATCAATCTGCTAAATTAAGTCCTTGGGGTATTGTAGAATCAAAATCTCAAAACAAACAATTCGGTGGCGAGATCCAACATTATGACATTCTTGGTGTATCAACCTTAGACTATCTAGATTTGTATAAGAAATATACTTATTCAAAACAAGAAAGTTATCGTCTTAACTTTATTGCTGGTGTAGAACTCGGTGAGTATAAAGATGATAACCCTTATGATAGTTTCAAAGACTGGTACACCAAGGACTATCAATCATTTGTAGATTATAATATTCAAGATGTAGAATTAGTTGACAGACTAGAAGATAAAATGAAACTTATTGAATTACATTTGACTATGGCCTATGAGGCAAAGGTAAACTTTCAAGAAGTATTCCAACAAGTTACAATGTGGGATGCGATTATATTTAACTTCTTAAAAGATAAAGGTGTAGTTATACCACAAAAAGAAGAACATGAAGGTGCCCGTGGTTATGAAGGCGCCTATGTAAAAGATCCTATCGTAGGGTTTCACGACTGGATTGTTAGTTATGATTTAAATAGTTTGTACCCACATTTAATTATGCAGTATAATATATCTCCTGAAACTATTATAGGTTTTCAACCTGAACTTGCAAGTGTAGATAGAATGCTTGATCGTGAGGTTGATTTTTCTAAGTTTGAAAAAAGAACCATGACACCAAACGGTGCGATATTTAGAACTGACAGACCTGGGTTTCTAGGCGAGTTGATGGAGAAGTATTATACAGATAGAAGTAAATATAAAAAGTTGATGATCGCTGAACAAAAGAAACAGCAAAGAGATAAAAGTAATAAAGAAATTCAAAACAATATTTCTAAGTATAATAATATTCAGATGGCAAGAAAGATTGCTCTTAATAGTGCCTATGGTGCTATCGGTAATAAGTATTGTAGATATTATGATGTAAGACAGGCCGAAGGTATTACTCTTGCAGGTCAATATTCTATTCGCTATATTCAAAGGCGTGTCAACGAATATCTTAATCAGTTATTGAAAACTGAAAAGGTAGATTATGTTGTTGCCTCAGATACAGATTCAATTTATATTCGTATGGGTGATGTTGTAAAGAAAATGGGTCTAGGTGACGATATAAAAAAGACTGTAAAAATACTAGATAAATTTTGTGATCAAAAACTAAAACCTTTCATTGATAAAAAGTATCAAGAGTTGGCAGACTACACTCACGCTTATAAACAAAAGATGGTGATGGATAAAGAAGTGATTGCCAACAAAGGTATCTGGACTGCTAAGAAAAGATATATTCTTAATGTATATAATTCTGAAGGCGTAGACTATGATGAACCTAAACTAAAGATTATGGGTATTGAGGCAGTCAAGTCATCTACACCTAAGGCGTGTAGAGAAAAAATTAAAGAGGCATTAAAAGTTATTATGACAAAAGATGAGGCCGCATTGATAGAATTTATTGATAACTTTAGAGACGATTTTAATAAATTACCTATTGAAGAAATTGCTCACCCTCGTAGTGTGAATGGTCTTTTAAAATATCAAGATAATACCACAGTCTACAAAAAGAGTACCCCTCGCCATGTGAAAGGTGCTTTACTTTATAATCTTAATTTACGACAAGATAGTAAACTGCTAAATAAGTATGAGACAATAAAAGAAGGTGATAAGATAAAGTTTGTTTCGTTGAGAATGCCTAATCCATTAAAAGATAATGTTGTTTCTTTCCCAACGAGATTACCTAGAGAGTTTAATTTAAAAAATTATATTGATTATGATGAGCAGTTTGAAAAGTCATTTTTAGATCCACTAAGATTTATAGTCAATGCAATAGGCTGGTCTTTTGAAAGACAGGCAAGTTTAGAAAGTTTCTTCGGATGAGTAGAGATGTAATAGAAAGTGTAATAGATGTAGGTAGTGGATTCTTTTTATCTGTATTAATTCAGATAACTATATTTCCTTTATTCGATTTACACCCTACAATATTTGAGAACTTTCAAATTGCATTAATCTTTACCTGTGTTTCAATGACTAGATCAGCATTGTGGCGAAGATTTTTTAGAAAGAGGAGAGTATGAGTAATAAGTTTAAAGTGATAGCAATAATAATAGGCCTGCTACCATTTGCTATATGGTGGTGTGCTTATATTATGGGGTGTGTACAGTTATGAAAGTAGAACTATTAGATACAATGGGTAGTGATCTATCTGTGGTAAATGCTGCCAGAGTTTCTTATTCTAAGATATCAGAGGAGTTGAATGATAAAGATGAGAAACTAATTAAGTATCTTGTAAAACATGATCATTGGTCTCCTTTTGCTCATGCATCAGCACAGTTTAGAATTAAGGCACCTGTTTTTGTTGCAAGACAATTAGTAAAACACCAAGTAGGCCTATCGTGGAATGAGGTATCTAGAAGATATGTTGATGACAAACCTGAATTCTATGCACCTACTGAATGGCGTGGCAGACCTAAAAATAGTAAACAAGGTAGTGATGGCACTATAGATGTTGATGAAGGTTATTATGATAGATATGTTAATGGTTGTAGAGTATATTATCATTCTCTATTACACCAAGGTGTTGCACCTGAACAAGCAAGAATGGTACTACCACAAAGTATGATGACTGAATGGGTATGGTCAGGTA